TACATACATCTATACTCTTAAAAATATGTTGCTAGGAGTAAGGCAACCTATTACTAAACAACAAGCACAAACTCAAGTGCAATTTGATAACTCTTATCATTGGCAAACAAAAGATGATGCTCAAGCTAGAGAGTTAGCTATGGAGTTAGGACTTATCAAGCAAGTTGCTTGACATAATCTACATTATAGACTATTATTGAGACACTACTTAGAAATCTAGGTAGTGTCTTTTTAATTAAAAAGGAGAAACAATGACAAACAAAAAGAAACAGGACATCAGATTGAATAATGATCTGCGTAAAGCTTATGTTCAAGACTTTCGTAGATTTTTAGAATCTCATACTGATAATCCTAAGTATCAGGAATATGATTCTGCACTTAAAGTTGCAAAGGTTAGAATCTCTGATGCTTTTAAGACTGCTAAAAAAGTAGTTGAGAGAGCATACATTCCTGAAGATGTTGCAACATTCCAAAAACTACAAAGAAGATATAGTACTGTTGATGCTACAAGCAAAGACAGTTGTTTTTATTTTGCTGTTGTAGATAATAAAGGAAAACAAGTTAAAGAGTTAGATGAGTATAATGATGAAGTGTCTAAGAAAAGACACTTTGATTTTAACTTGCAAGGAAGTATGACTGGAAGTCAATGGGATAAACAGAATGAGTTTGCCCAAGCTTTCTATCGTACTGAAATGAAACAAGTGGGATTAAATCCTGATTGTAGTATAGAAAATTCTGACAAACATCAGAATCCACATCTTACAATTCAGCAGAATAAAATCTCAGATTGGATAAAAGGAGACAATGGTGCTTCTGGTGATCTAATTACCAAATGGAAAAATGATTATTCATTAGACATAATTGGTAGTGGTGGTTGTAGATCAAGAGCAATCCCTTGTACAGAAAAAGAGTTTGCTGTATTTGAGTTGATGCTATTAGCTAAACAAAATTTAGTTAAGGCACACGAAGAATGGATTGGTGCTATTGTTAAAGCACAAAATGCAGTAGCAGAAACTATCAAAAGCTGTAGAACTAAATCAGAGATTGATAGTATTGCTAAGGAATATAATTGGAAACCGAATGTTTCTATTAATAAAACCTTTGGTACTGCTATGGTCGTAGACCCTCGTGGATTAAAGAGTATAACAGATACTATCTTAGGTTACACTAAGAAACAAACACGAGAAGAAAAGATTGCTATTGCTAGACAAGCATTGGCACAGACACACTCTAAGTTAGCAAACTAAATACTAACTAAAACTTATTGGGGTTAGGCGAGAAATTGCCTAGCCCTTTTTTATTTCCCAAATAATACCTGCCATAGTATTGACATAATATTGCCATTATGTTATGGTATAACTATAAACATAACAGAGGATATAAGTATGAAAGATATACTAAACTTAATTGAACAAAGTTATACTATGTATGAAAATACTAGAGACGATAGGTATAAAAAGATATGGTATGAGTTGGTTAATAAACTACATAAGTTATACCATTCATATAATTAGGTAATCCCCTATGGCTTTCTCTATGTATATTATATATATAACCCCCCCTAAGATGACACGACAGTATAGCATACTTTTTAGAGAAAGTCAATAGGCAAAATAAAAATATTTTAATAGGAGATAATGTAATGTTTATATATAGAACTTATGATGAGAACAGTAAGAACTTAGCTAGTACTAAACTATTAGCTAGAGCAGTATTAGGTCGTGCATTTATGGACGCAGTAGGACATATAACTAACTCAAGTTATTGTGGGGCAACAGAAAGAAGTTTATTAAAAAAAGATTCAATTAGATTTATAGATAGTAATAACAAATGGTTTGTGTATTGGTGTGATATGGCAGAACTAGAGCCTGACTATGTTGTTAGAAAATTTGATGACTTTATTTATCATCTTAATAGTGGTAAAATGAAAGGACTTAACTTACAAACTTTAATAGAAACATATATAGCTAGACTATGAACATATTTCATTTACATAAAGACCCTAAGATATGTGCTGAGTATCATTGCGATAAGCATGTGGTTAAAATGATATTAGAAACAGGACAGATGTTATCTACTGCATATCAAAGACATTGTGGTATTGATGAAGATTTATATAAACCTGCATATCAAAAACACCCAATGACAATATGGGTTGGAGATTCTCAAGCTAATTATCTATGGACTATGGATTTACTTGGAGAATTAATTAATCAATATCGTTATAGATATAATAATAAAACACATAGTACAGGTAGAATTTTAAATAACTTATTACTTAAAAATAAAAATGTTATAGATAAGTTTAAATACAAATCATTTCTTATACCACCTTTGTGTATGCCTGATAATTACAAAGTTGATAACTATATTCAATCTTATATTAACTATTATGTAGGAGATAAAAAAAGATTTGCTAAGTACACTAGAGTTGACACACCAGACTTTATGTGCTAGTATAACAATATGCAAAGCTCCTAAGCCACGAGCTTATATAATAACTGGCTTGTTATAAACTTGAGCCCTGATCCAACAACCAGTGCACTGGGGGGAAATCATTACCTGTTGGATCTGGGGTCAAGTTAATAAGTCGCTATAGCTAATGCAATAAAAAGACATACGTTACTTTTGTATTAACTTGATCGGTCAAGGTGTCCCAGACCTCGCAAGAGGAAGAACAAACACATAGATATGGATTGGGAGTGTTACTTGACTAGGTGATACAGCAATCCTGCTATTGCTAGCGTGATAGCTAAAATACTGCGATTGGTTTGGTCAGCACCAAGGGCATACGCCTAAAGCTGACCCCAATATAACAAAGGATACAAATGAAAAAGAAAACTAAAAAATATTCTAATGAATTTTATCGTATACAAGATGAGACATTAGATGATTTGCGTAAGTACAGAAAGAAGTGGAATCGTTTTAATTTCAAAGATGATAAAAACGAAAGCTTACCTTTCTTTATACAACTTCGAATGTCAATGTTTGAATTATTATCTAAAGAATGTATACATACATTTAAAGATATGGTAATACATACTATGAATGAAGTTATTAAATATGAGCAAGATAGAATCTCAGATACTGATGATGAAGTAATGTCAGTAAATACTAAACACTAATCTAAAAGGAAGTATATGACAGACTTAAGAACACAAACAAACGACAGAGGATTAACTATACGAGATGAAATGCTTTTACTTGCATTAAAGAATCAAGTAAAGTATAATATGCTATTGACTAACCCAAGATACACAGGTTATAGTTCATTTGCTAAAGCTATCCTTGCTAGTATTTTAAAAGATGATACTAAAGCACCGAAGACAGCAAAGAAATTATATGAGTATCTTTCGCAGAAAGGATATTATGAAACTAAAAGAGATAGAGTCTAAGATAGGAAAGCTATCCAACCCAAGTAAGATGCCCGCATATTCGTGGGGTATACCTGCAAGCAGATGTATTACAGGTAGTAAGCTAGTTAAACAAGAGGGAACAGTATGCTCAGGGTGCTATGCACTTACTAACTGTTATGTGTTTCCAGTTGTAAAACAAGCTTATGAAAATAGATACCAAGCAATTCATTTAAAAGAATGGGTTGATTATATGGTACAACTACTGACAATCAAGTACAAAAAGCTAGATAAATCAAGGCTTTTTCATAGGTGGTTTGACTCAGGTGACCTACAATCAGTAGAGCATTTACAAAAAATACTAGAGGTGTGCAGGCAAACACCACATATAAAACATTGGATTGCTACAAGAGAGTCACCAATCTTAGCACAAATAAAAGAATCTGATGTACCTAGTAATGTAGTAATAAGATTGAGTGCTACAAAAATTGATGGCAAGCCACCTAAGTCTTGGAGTTTAACATCAACTGTACATAGAGACTCAACACCAACTGGACATTCCTGCCCATCACTTAAACAAGATGGGGAGTGTAGAGATTGTAGAGCCTGTTGGAATAAAGAAATAAAAAATGTAAGTTATAAGGAGCATTAATATGAAACATACAATAACAGGTTGGGCAATTATTGCAACTGTAGAAAGAGAAGATGGTACTTGGTATGATACTACTATTACTGATGTAGATGCCACAACAGCTTCTTATGTTGATGATTTTTTAACTGATTACACTAACGATTATATTAACTACAAAAACAAGGAGAGCAAATGAAAAAAGAAATAGATATAGATGATGAGATAGAAAAAAGCTATGAAAAATTCTATGAATGGTTGGATACTTGTCCTGTCGAATGGAAAGAATCTAACCACCCATCAACTGGATTAGTAGCAGTTAACTTTATAGTACTAAAGGATTAGTTATGATAAAAGTTACAATGAGATTTGGTATCTATGATGATATTCAAACTTTTCTTTTTAATACAGAAGAAGAAGCTTCAGCATTTAGACAAGGTGTTGAGGCAGCGATAGGTTATTTAGAATATGAGGAAGAAGATGATGAGTCCTAATATTTTTACAGTACATATTGAAACAGCAGAAGTAAATATGTATACACTAAAAGATATATGTAGTATTCTAAATAATCCGATAGAACATTTTGGTTTTTCAGATAACCATATGTTCTTTTATACATATGATAAAGCAATTAAACAATCTAAAAAATTAGCAAATAGAAAATAATATGACATTTTACTGGTATCACCCAGATCATTATAAAAAATTAAAACGTCAAAGAGACTTGACAAATAAATCAAAATGTGATAAGGAGAATATAAATGAAAAACTACAAAGTAAGAATATACGGAATGGGAATAGAAGCAGTAGCAAAGATACCATTTCAAAATGAACCATCAGCACAAGAGATAGAAGATGCAGTTGCAATATACCTATCAGAAAATCAAATGGAATACATAGAGTTAGACACTAACTTCTATAGTAAAAAAAGATATACAATAACTTACGAAGAAATACAGGAGTAAACTTGAATTATAATCAACAACTAGAAGTTATCAAAGGACTTTTTTTACCGCCTGACACAGAGATAAGATTGGATTGTCCTTTCTGTTTAAATAAAAATACATTGGCTATCACTACATCAGGCAATAGCTATAGGTGGTACTGCTTTCACGCATCTTGTAAGGCAAAAGGAAAACACGAAGGAGAAAAAACTATGAGTTATGTAAACGCAACATTTCAAAAAAAAGATAATCAAAATATAATAACAGAATTTGAGATACCTGATAGCTTTAAATCAGTTTACTCTAATAAAAAAGCAATGGAGTATTTAAATAAAAATAATTGTTGGGAAGCTTGGGCTTGGTTAAGAGCAGATATTAAATATGATGTTAAACAAGATAGGGTTGTATTTCTAATTAAGAATAGATACACAGATAAATTTGTAGGTGCTGTTGGTAGAGCATTAAATAAAAACGTATTTCCAAAATGGTTTATGTATGGTAGCAAGACAGTACCATTTAAATCTGGTCAATGTAATGATGCAGTCATAGTAGAGGATTGTCCATCAGCTTGTGCAGTATCAAATGTATTAACTGGTATAGCTATAATGGGAACATCATTAGGTAATATAGAATTAAATCATTTACATCCATATAAAAATTTATATATATGTTTAGATAGAGACGCAACAGTTAAAGCATATTCTATTGCAAGCCAATTAAAATTAAAAAATTTTAAGAATGTTTATGTTAAACCCTTGACAGAAGACTTAAAATATTATAATACAAAACAAATAGAGGAGATATTCTATGGAAAAAACTAAAGAAAATCTAGATTTAGTTACTCAGATTTCAAATCTTAAGCGAGAACTTGAGATTAAGGAATTGAGAATTAAACAACTAGAAGATCAGTTAGAAGATGTAATTGATTTCTGGAATGAACATCACAAATTATAGGAGATAAAATGGTTGAGCAACAAATGATAAAGCTTTTATTAAATAAAAAGTTTTATACACAATACAAAGGAAACATATCACCGACATTATTTCAAGGTGACTATAGTTCATTATATAATACAATAACAAAGGCTCATAAAGATTTTGTTAGTGATATAAATATTGATGAACTATATTCTTTACACACAGTAAAATATAATCCAGCACTAACACTAGCGGCTAAAGAAAAATTTAATGAGATAATAGAAGACATAAGACAGACACAAGAGCCATCAAGAGAGATTGCAAAAGATTTAATTCAGATAATGATGGATAGAGATATTGCTCAGAAGATTGCTGTTGAAGCTACAGAAATATTTAATGGTAAACCTGCAAACTTTAATCCAATTACAAATTTAATTGAGCAACACAAACAGGGATTATCAGATGAAAAAGTACCTGCGGTAACAAATAACATAGGTGAAGTATTAGAACTAATGAAATTAAATTCTAAATGGAAATTTAATATACCAATACTAAGAGATAATGTTGATGGATTAGGTGCAGGTAATCTTGCAATTATTTTTGCAAGACCTGAGACAGGTAAGACAGCATTTTGGGTTAGCTTATGTGCCGCACCTGAAGGATTTGCTAGTCAAGGTGCAAACATACACGCATTTATTAATGAGGAACCTGCAATCAGAACTCAAATGAGAGCAATTAATTGTTATACAGGAATGACAACAGAGCAAATACAAAATAATTTACAGGGTGCTGCGGCTATGTGGTCACACATCAAGGGTAATATTAAAATGTTTGATACAGTTGATTGGACTATTGATGATATAGATGCTCATTGTGAAAAGCATAAGCCTGATATAATTGTGGTAGATCAGTTAGATAAGATTGGAGTTGAAGGTAAGTTTAGTAGAACAGATGAAAAGCTAAGGATAATATATACAGGTGCAAGAGAAATAGCTAAGAGAAGAAATTGTGTTGTGCTTGCAATATCACAAGCATCAGCTGATGCACATAATAAAGCTTACATATCTTTTGATTGGATGGAAAATTCTAAAACTGGTAAAGCAGCAGAAGCAGATTTAATAATAGGTGTAGGTAGAAATCCAATTTTGGATACTGAAAATAAAAATAGAAATTTATGTATAAGTAAAAATAAAATAAATGGATTTCACGGAGAGATAAACTGCACAATAACTAGAGAGTTAAGTAGATATGGAGTATAGATGGTAGTTAAAAAATTAATAGTAAGACTCCGTATGTGGTACGCAAAAATGCGTGGACATAAAAGATGGAATTATGAACCTAGTAAACATTATATGAAAGGCAGAAGAAAATGATAACAGTAGTAGACGTAGAGACATCGTATCAAAAAACAGAATCAGGTGGGCTTGACCCATCACCATTTCATCCTAACAATATATTAGTTAGTGTTGGTCTTGATTCTAAATATGGAAGTGAGTATTATTTTTTAAATCATTCAGAAAAAATAAGTAGAGGTGGTGCCGCTAGAGTACAAGAGGTATTAGATGAGACTACATTATTAGTTGGTCATAATATTAAATTTGATTTGATGTGGTTATTAGAAGCAGGATTTAAATATTCAGGTAGAGTATATGATACAATGATTGGTGAATATATTTTAAACTGCGGTATAAGAAAATCTTTAACACTACAGATGTGTTGTCAGCGTAGAAAGATTGGTGCTAAAGATGATCGTATAAAAGAATTTATGGACAGAGGAGTATCCTTTGAAAATATTCCAGCATATATTGTTGAGGAATATGGTAAGATAGATGTTGATATAACTAGAAAACTTTTCAACTCACAGATGCAAGACTTTAAATCTGAAAGATATAAATCACTATTGATGACAGCTAAGATGATGAATGAGTTTTTAGTTGTATTAGTTGATATGGAAAGAAATGGAATCTATGTTGACTTAGAAGATTTATCTAAAGTTGAAAAAGAATACAGAGCAGAGTTTAAATATTTAGAAGATAAAATAAATAAGATTGTGTATAAATATATGGGAGATACATCTATTGCTCTATCTAGTCCTGAACAATTATCCTGGTTAATCTATTCTAAAAAACCAAAAGATAAAAAAGATTGGGCCAGAATATTTAATGTAGGTGTGGACAAAGCAACAGGTAAAAATAAAAGAAGACCTAATTTTTCTAGAACTCAGTTTAGAGATTTAGTTAATATGCATACAGATAAGATATATAAAACTGCGGCTAGTCAATGCCTTGATTGTAAAGGCAAAGGAGTTATACAAAAGGTAAAGAAAGATGGTAGTCCTTATAAAAATTATTCTAAGTGTATATATTGTCAAGGAGAAGGATTTATATATACACCTCTTGCAAAACTTGCAGGGTTTAATCAAAGACCTAGAAGTGTTTATGATGTTGCAGAAGCAGGATTCAGAACAGATAAAATAACTTTAACTAAAATTGCTGCAGAATCTGAGGGAGAACTAAGAGAATTTTTAGATGCTATTGTAAGATACAATGCAATAGATACTTATCTAAATACTTTTGTAGTTGGTATAAAACAATTTACAAATGAAAAAGGATTACTGCATCCTAAGTTTATGCAAGCTGTAACTTCAACTGGAAGATTATCAAGTCGTGATCCAAACTTTCAAAACCAACCTAGAGGTAGAACATTTCCAATTCGTAAAGTAGTTAAGTCTAGATTCGAAGGTGGTAAAATTATTGAAATAGACTTTGCACAATTAGAATTTAGAACTGCAGTTTATCTTGCACAAGATGCACAAGGTATGGAAGATATAAAAAATAATATTGATGTACATCAATACACAGCAGATATTATTGGAGTGTCAAGGCAAGATGCAAAAGCACATACATTCAAACCTTTGTATGGTGGTGTAACAGGAACAGAAAATGAAAAGAAATACTACTCTAAGTTCTTAGAAAAATATAAAGGCATAAAAGAATGGCACGAAAAGTTACAAGCAGAAGCAATTAAATATAAAAGAATTAAGCTACCTACAGGTAGAGAGTATGCCTTTCCATATGCTGAGAGAATGCCTTGGGGTGGTTCAAGTTATGGAACACAAATTAAAAACTATCCTGTGCAAGGATTTGCTACTGCAGATATAGTACCATTAGCTTGCATTAATATTTATAAACTTATGCGTGAACATAAGGTAAAAAGTTTACTCGTAAATACAGTACATGATTCAATCGTTGCTGATGTTTATCCTGGTGAAGAAGATGTGATGAGTAAGATATTTAAACTAGGCACATCAAATGTCATAACTTCTTTGAAGGAATATTATAATATAAATTTTAATGTTCCACTTGACACAGAGTTAAAAATAGGTTATGATTGGCTTAATATGGAGGACATAAAATAATATGATCGAAGCACTAGAAACGTTAGATGAGTTTCATGACACAGGTTATGATTCTTTTCTAGAGTATGAGGATTTTAAAAATAGATTTACTTCTGAACCTACATACTTGTATATAAATGAACAACATCCACACCTAAGTGAATGGAGATACTTTGCTATATCTGATGGATTAGAGGTAGTAATTCACGATGGGGAAACAAAAATATGTTAGAGTTATATTTTCAAATATGTTTATTTGTTGTGATACTCTTTTGGATATGTGATTTCTTTATTAGAAAATAACTATTGACATCAAACTTTAAATATGATATATAAACCAAATCAATATAGGAGGTATCCAAAATGGATAATCAATTAGTAAATATAAAAAGTATGACCGATGAGCAGATAATGTTAGCCATTGGTCAAGATGATGGTGCCGCTGAGAATAATAGTTTATCAAGACTATCTATTAACAGATCACCAGAAGATGACAATGGTAACAAGTTACCAATAGGTCACTTCGCAGTCTATGACCCAGAGATAGGTCAGACTGTATATGGTAAGCCAGTAACATTAAGACCATTCATAGGGGCTATGCAGTATATGCATTTTGATCCTGATAAGAATGAATATGTTAATAGGTCTATCATAGTTAAAAACTGGAAGGAAGAACCAATAGATGCTCTAGGTGGTGTAAGATGTGGAAAAGTTTTATACAAAGATAGAGACTCATTGACTCCAGAACAGCAAGCCATACAAAGAACTATCAGATGTTATAAACTAATATATGGTTTAGTATCTTTTGATGGAGTAAAAGCAGATGGCTCTAAGCACGCTGTAAAAAATCTTCCTGTGTTATATAGAGTAACAGGTACTGCATTTACACCAGTAAGTACTGCATTAGATAAACTTAAAAAATTAAAAAAACTAATGTATACTTGTACCTTAACTTTAGAAACATTGAGACAGAAAAAAGGTGGTAATACTTTCTATGTACCAGAGATTACTGTAAATGGTAATGCCAACTTACAGTTGTCTAATGAAGATATGAGCACCTTAACTATCTTTCAAGATTCAATTAATACAGAAAATGAATCAGTTATCACAGCTTATAAAGAAGCTAAGTCTAAGAAGGCTAATGGTGATGATGCAAAAGCTGTAGAAATAATTGATGATATGAACGATCAACTACCTGAAGATGTATTGTCTAAATAATGAGTAATATCCTCCATAAAGTACAGATGTATCTTGAGAGTGTATCAAAAAATCCTGTAGTAATTTCAGAAGAATTATTACAGGAGTTTGGTGAGGCGTGTAAAAACGCCTTACGTAAACAGTTTACACATAGAGAGAATAATAAATTTGAACCACGAATGTCAAGTATTGGAAGACCATTATGTCAATTACAGATGGAAGCTAAAGGTGTTAAAGGTGAAGGTATGCCTTACAATGCCAAGATGCGAAATACATTTGGTGATTTGATAGAAGCCTTAGCAATATTTGTTTTAAAATCTGCAGGAGTAAAAATTGATAATGAACAAAAAGAAGTTGTACATAAGTTTGGACAAGATGAAATTAGAGGTAGACTTGATGTTGAAATTGATAACAAAGTTTGGGATATTAAAAGTGCCTCACCATATTCCTTTGAAACAAAGTTTGGTGAAGCAGGAGGTTTTAGCGAAGTTGTAAAAGACGATTCCTTTGGTTATGCGTCACAAGGTTACCTGTATTCAGAGGGTACAGGTAAACCTTTTGGTGGTTGGATAGCAATTAATAAATCCACTGGTGAATGGGCTGTATGTGAAACACCACAATTAGATACTGAATATAAAACAACAGCATTAAATACAGCTAAGAAAAATTTTGAAGCACTTAAAAATAATGAACCATTCAAAAAATGTTTTGAACCTATAGTAGAAACCTTTAGAGGTAAACCTACTGGTAATAAAATACTAGATAAGGCGTGTACGTTTTGTCCATACAAGCTTCCTTGTTGGGGAGAAGGATTGCAGTTGTTACAACAGCAGCAATCTAAAGGTAAAAATCCTAAATGGGTTTGGTATGTTGAAGTTAACAATCCGAGGGTAGATGACTCAAATCAAGAGTAGAAAAGCCAAAGGTAGAAAACTTCAAAACTGGGTGAGAGATAGTTTGAGGGGTCTATTTCCCACCCTTACCGATGATGATATAAGGGTAGCTATAATGGGAGAGTCTGGTGCAGATGTTAAGTTATCTGCAAAAGCATTGAAGCTTTTCCCATATGATATAGAATGTAAAAATACTGAGGGGTGGAAAAAAGTTTATGATGCATATGAACAAGCAGATGGTCACGGAAAGAATGAACCAATTGTATTTATAAAGATGAATAGAAAAAATCCTTTGGTAATACTTGACGCAAATTACTTTTTAAGATATGGTAATACTGTTGTGTTAAAGGAACCAGTTAAAGTACAATTTGATAATGAAAAAGAAAAAGGATAACGAAGCATTTAGAGATGCTATAAAAGTTTTAATTGCACCTTGGGAAGGTGGCTTTACTTGTGGAATAGTAATGGATAATACAACAGAAATGACAACAGAAGAATATGAGTTGTGTTCTACAATTGCCCGTGGTATGATTAAGATGGCAACCAGTGATCCTCACACTACCTTTTTGTGGGGATTAAAAGGATTTGCTGATGACAAAAAAGAAAACAAAGATAGACTTTCTATTAATTCTGTAGCAGAGTTTGATAATGAAGAAGGTAATGTAATTGATTTTCTTGAATTTTTAAAACAAAAAAGGGACAAGGAGTTAAATTAAATGGCGACACACGTTGTAATAGGTGACCCTCATTGCACACCTCAAGCAAGCAATGAAAGATTTCTGTGGGTAGGTAGACTAGCTGCAGATGTAGGAGCAACCCATCTTATTTGTATGGGTGATTTTTGTAGTATGGATTCATTATCTTCTTATGATAGAAAGAAAAAATCATTTGAAGGCAGAAGATATCAAAAGGATATGGCACATTCCCACGAAGCTTTATCTTTAATAAACAAAGGATTAGGTAAAGCTACTCCTAAAAAGATAATGCTACATGGAAATCACGAAGATAGAATTGCAAAGTTTGTAGATGAGAATCCTGAATTAGATGGGACTTTAAAGATTAGTGATTTAAAGTTTAAAGAATTTGGTTGGCAGGAAGTACCATATAAAACTAATAAACTAGTTAATGGTATTTACTATGCACATCACTTACCATCAGGAGTTATGGGTACTGCTATATCAGGAGAGAATATGGCTAGAAGTATTTTAAATAAACATAAAGTATCTGCAACAGTTGGTCATAGCCACTTACTTGATTATGCAATATCAACTTTACCTAATGGTAAAAAATTGCACGCCTTATCTGCTGGTTGTTACTTGCATCACAAAGAACATTATGCAAAAGATACTCAACATTTATGGTGGAGTGGAATCATTATTAAAAGAGAAGTTAATAATGGAAGTTATAATCTAGAGTGTATGGAGTACAATACAGTTAAGAGGTTATATGGTAAAAAATAATAATGATGTAGTAAATTCCCCTAAGCATTATACTCAGGGTAATAGAGAAACAATTGAAGTTATTAGGGACTATATGACTGATGGAGAATTTGTAGGATACTTAAAAGGTAATATAATTAAGTATGTTGGCAGATTCAAATTCAAAGGTAAGCCTTTGGAAGATTTACAAAAGGCACAATGGTATCTTAATAGATTAATTAGTGAGGTAAAAACATGGGAGCAATAAAACAAGCATTGATAGAAGTTGAAGATTTAGTGTGTGCTTCTTTGAGAGAAGGCAGAACATTAAACCAAACTATAAGAGACTTGAAGAAAGTCTTTGAAGAAAATAAAACAGATAATACATATCTATTAAATGAAGATTTAATTGAAGATAAGTATTATCAATTTAAAGGGGAAAGATAAATGAGTAAAAACGAGAAAGATAATAAGGACACCCCTCGTACTTACTTACTTACATCAGAACAATTAATGACTGTAATGAAGTATCTAGCTACTAGACCATATATAGAAGTAACTACTATTATGAGTATGCTATCTAAATTAGTTCCACTTGATCCTAGAATCAGTGCTGAATTTGTAAAAGGGGAAGACAATGACAGAAAAGAATAATCTTGAAAAGCATACAGGCTTGCTCTTTGAATTAAAGATTGGGCTTAATAAAGATAATATGGTTGTGATAGATTATGGTGGAAAGCCAGTAGCAAAAATTAGAGAAGCACTTAAGGATTATAAATACCACGCTAATCTATGTGCAGCTATAATTAATCATGCTAATTCTGTTGGTAAGAAACTAGAAGATGAAATTAAAAAACTAGTACAAGCTGTATAATGAATCCTAAACAATTAAAAAGACTAAGGAAAAAAGCTAGGGAGATTTTTTTACAATTCATAAAAGAGTCTCTCTCGCTTGATAAACAAGCTAATGTTACAGATGAGAAAATTAATTTTCTAATTAATAATCCTAGTTATGAATGGCAAGGTAGAACATTGAAATTACAAGAGTGGTGCTATCGTTGGATAGTACAGACACTAAAAAAATATCCACACTTTACAATTGAGGACTTAAAACAATATGTTAAAAAATATTAAATATTATATTTGGCACAATCCTGTTATGGATAAACTTGAATCATTAACAAGTAAGCTGAATGTCTGGTTTTGGCAGAAGCGATGGGGTGATAGAAACCTTTATTG